TCCGGAAACGACCGCGCCTTCAGGTTGAGCGAAGAACTTGCCTTCCTCGAGGGCATGAACCAGCAGATGGCGCAAACGATCTTCTACAATAACGTTACGACCACTCCGGCGGCCTTCATGGGACTGGCCCCGAGGTATCCGAGCGTACTCACCACGAACGCCCAGACCGCCAATAACGTAATCGACGCGGGCGGAGTCAACAGCACGAACACCTCTATCTGGCTCATCCACTGGGGGCCGATGTCGGTTCACGGGATATTCCCCAAGGGACAAAAAGCGGGTTTTCGGCAGGAAGACATGGGGAAAACCCCGGTCTACGATTCGAACAACAACCCGTATTACGCCTGGCGGACTCATTACAAGTGGGACGCGGGCCTTGTGGTGAAAGACTGGAGATACGCGGTCAGAATCGCCAATGTGGATGTGACCACCTTGAGCGGGGGTACGCCTCCAAACCTTATCAACCTGATGATCCGCGCGATCCACAGACTGCCCACGCAGCCTGCCCGGGCCGGCAACGTTCAAACAAGCGACGCTCCGAGGCTCACTTTGGGGCAGGCAGGCTTTTACTGCAACCGCGCCATTTCCACCTGGCTCGACATCCAGGCGCTCAATAAGCAAAACGTGCTGCTCCGGATGGATGAGTTCGACGGAAAGCCGGTCACGAGCTTTCGAGGCATTCCGATCCGGACATGCGACCAGTTGCTGAACACTGAGGCGCGGGTGGTTTAAAAACAAAAACCTATTCACCGCGGAGAACGCAGAGAGCGCAGAGGGAAAGATGGAAAAAGAGCCAAAACCTTTTCAGAGAAACGAACGTCGAAGTCGCTGATTTTCTCTCTGCGTTCTCTGCGTTCTCTGCGGTGAAATTTCTTTAAGGAGATTTTGAGATGATAATGGACAACTACTTAATGATCGACGGGGCCAATTCGTCCTTAGGCGTCTTCACGGGGACCACGGTACAGAATGGAACCACCTTTCAGGTTGGTAACCAGGTTTCGGCAAACATCATCGACATGAGCCAGATTGCGGGCTCCGCCAAGGGGCTCGGCCGGGATATCGCCGTTGGCGATGACATCGAGCTCGTATCGCTCGTGACAGCCGTTTTCACCGGATCGTCCTCGACCCTGCAGTTGCAGGTGCAATACGCGGTGGATAACGGGTCCGGATCGCCGACAGGCTGGACGACCGTGGCCCAGAGCGTTGCGTTTACACTTGCCCAGCTTGTGGCCGGCGCTGAAATCTGGCGGACCAAGCTGCCTCCGTATGCGCCCGCAGGCGTCTTCGGGACGGTCGTTCCGAAGTTTCTCCAGATGAATTACGTGGTCGGCACGGCGAACATGACTGCCGGCGCGATCGCGACTTTCATCTGCATCGACAAGACGGCGCTCGGCCCGCAGATGGGTTACCAGAGCGGCTACAGCAACCAGTACCTGTAAGAGCAGTGAAGAGTGAAGAGCGACTATGGCAGCCTGCAGGCCCCATCTGAGCAAAGCGGAAATCTGGCGCATGTGCAAACGCAAGACTCGTTTCAGCGCGCGCCTGGCCAACGCTTTTATCGAGAAGCGGGAGCTTGAGGGCTGCCGGGACGATCTGCGCAAATACCTATGTCCCTTTTGCAGTTGAACCCTCACTTCGTTTGGGTTCGCGTTTATCGTACGAAGCTGATGTGGAACCGTTTAAGTTCGGCGTCCGATCTTTTTTGAGGACGCACCACGTAACCAAATCAGGAGAGGAAGATGGCTAAGTACAGGTTACTCGAAAAATCCTACATAAACGAACGGCTCTGGGAGCCCGGCGAAGAGATCACGCTCCCCGACGACGTTATCCCGGGTCCGCACATGCAGCCGCTGGACAGCGCGGCCCGCAAAGCCATTAAGGAGGCGGGAGTCGTAAACGGGCCGATACCCGATCCCGTGGATGAACTCACCAAGGACGTTAGAAACTTCGGCGCGGCGCCCCAGGACGTAAGAGCGGGGATGAACGCGAACGCGTAGAGCAGTGAGCAGTGAACAGCCAAAACCCGAACCTTAGTGAGGGTTCGTAAGGAGATGTGAAAGATGCCTGCAAACTTCCAATCAAACGTGTTCCCTCCGGGAGCCGCGCAAGGGCAGTTCAATGCACTGCCTCCCGTGGTCCTTACGGGGAACAGCACGATTTTACAGCTCGACAACACCGGGCGCCTCCTGGTCGCTTCGGAAGCGAACAAGTACACGTACCGTGCCGCGATCACCGGGCTTACGCCCGTTGCCACTCCGACCGATTTCGTGCAGATGATCGGCTCCGCTACGATGACGTGCCGGCTGAAGAAGCTCAAGCTCACGGGTATAGCTACGACCGCGGGCACGATGCCGGTGAACATCGTCCGGCGCTCGACTCTCGGAACCCAGGGATCGGCCGTCGTCACCGCGATTACGCCCAGCAAGCATGACATCAACCATCCGGCCGCGACCATGAGCATCGGTTATGTGGGTACGGCGAACTGGACCACGCCGGGTACTTCCGCGGGCCTTATCGGTGCCGACCGGCTCCAATTGGTCCTGGCGGGAACCTACGCACAGGGCTGCGTCTTCGATTTCGCGTTCCACGAGGACATGCCGATCCTGCTCAGAGGAATCAGCGACTACGTCTACATCAATCTGACTGGCGCCGCGGTGCCTTCCGGTGGGGCGATCGACATCGAGATCGAGTGGGAAGAGGACAACTCGTAAGGGCAGTGAAGAGTGAAGAGTGAACAGTGAAGGGTGAGAACCTTCACCCTTCCGACTTTCAAAAAGAGGGAGATTGAAGATGGCTGAGCAAGAACCGGAAAAAACGGCGGAGGCAGGGGCGGCCGAGCCCGCAAAGGAAATTCATCCGTTGACGCTATTCGCAAAGATTACCGAGGCGCTGCGCCTGCATCACGATGTGGGAAACGGCGTGCATACCGAGCTGCTCGCCCAGGCGGACGCTTTTTTGAAGGAGCATTCGGCCTCCGAGATAGAGCAAACCGACAAGGCGACGGAGGGGCACGTCGGGAGTGACAACGCGGTTTAAGCAGCGCCGCCATGGATCGACAACTCCAAAAACCCGCGGGTTCGTTCCCGGGGCCACGTTGATCTTTAGACGGCGCTACCGAATGTTTGTTTGTGTTTGTTAACAGGAGAAAGAGATGAAAAGGATCGCGGTATTCGTAATGGCGGGTTTGTTTCTTGTGTTTGGCGCTTTGGCTGGTTGTTCCACTTTCAAGGCTGATTTCGCCAAAGTGGAAGCCAAGGTTGAATCGGTCGACTGGGCCGCAGTGTCCGATTACTGGACCAAGTTCGACGCAGGCTTGCAGAAGGCCATGCCGGTAATCGAGGCCCTTTTTCCGGGGTCGAAGTCCACAATCGACAAGGTTGTCGCGCCCGTGCTGGCCGACAGCAACGCGGCGGTGACCACGTTCACGACAACCGTCGCGGCGTATAAGGCGGGGACTCTCAGCGCAACGCAGATGCAGGCTGCAGCCGAAGAGGTGCAGGCAAGCGTCACCGCTGCAAGTGGTGTGGTGGGGCAGGCTTTGAAGGGCAAGGTCGGGGTGGCCGGGGCAGTTAAGGCGGTTGCGCCGGTCCCTTTGAGGTAGGCACAAGCTACCCGGCCTGGTTGTTCCAGGTTCAATGCGAGGGGGGAGACGACTCTCCCGTTTTCTACGGGATCGATGATCAGCAGTACAGCTTGTTGCCTCAGAGCGATGCGAGACACAAAGTGTTTTTCTTCCAGTGGACCTGGAGGTTTTGAGATGAGACTGCTCAACGTGTTGCTAATACTGGCAATTGTTGCCGTAGCCGCGATTGCCTGCATTCCCATCGGGATGCACTGATATGGCTTCTCAAGCAACGAGCCTGCCATATCCGGTTCTCCGGATGCACAAGAATTTCTTTTTCGATAACGATCCGCCTCATCCGCACAGGGGTTGGACGCTGCAGGCGTTCCAGGACTATTGCCGGGAGGAGATGCTCGAGGCCGGCTTCGATCTCGAGCGCCCGTTCCAGTGCCGTTACGATCCTCGCAGCGGCAACGTCACGTTCTGGCAAGAGCCTGTGGCCCGGGATGAAGATGAGGAGCTGGTCTTTTTCTACAACCGGAATTGAGAGGTTTTCCAGATGGGCAAGATATTTGGCATTCTCGGCAAGCTTTTCGACCTGGTGGTCTATTACCGCGCGGACGCGGCCAAGGGACTGCCTTACTGGAAGGACCCTACTTTGATCGGCGCCGTCATTTCGCTCATCTCGATGGCGTTGATTTATTCCACCGGGATCAATATCGATCCCGCTCTCCAATTGAAGATATCCGGGGCGGTTGTCGGGATTGGGGCGCTTATCTCTCCGCACAGCGGCGTGTTGAAGGCCCCCGAGCCACCGGTTTCCGAGCAAGCGAAGGAGGCGGCTAAGGCGGTGCAGGAACACAATTTGAGCAATCTGAGCTGATGGCGCGCTGCAACTGGCGGCCGAAGACGGGGCCGTGCCAATTAGAAAAGAGGGATGTTATGCCCGATTTCCCGGAAGACTTCAAAAAGGCCTGCGACGATTTGATAGACAACTGGGAGGGCGGATACGTTAACGACCCTCACGACGCCGGCGGCGAGACGAACATGGGGATCTCCAAGCGGAGTTACCCGGACGTGGACATCAAGGGGCTCACGCGCGAGGACGCCGAGGAAATCTACTACCGGGATTTCTGGATGCGGCCTGGCGTGCAAGCGATTTCAGATCCGACGATGCGCGCCAAGGTCTTTAACATGGGCGTCCTCATGGGTCCGGGCGTGGCAGAGCATCTCGCGGTCGGCTGCAACAACATCTCCGAATACCGGCTGGTTTGTAAGCGCCACTTTGAGGCTATCGTCATCAAACATCCGGACTGCGGCAGGTATCTCGCCGGCTGGACAAGGAGAGCGCTCGCATGAACGGGCTGGATCACGCCGGCTGGCAGGTGGTGGGCTATGTGGTCTGTCTGATTATCGGAGCGGCCCTCCACTGGCTTTTCCGGAAAAACGACTGCACGAAGTGCGGGATTGCCGACCTCAAGGCCGAAATAGCGCGCCTTTGCAATGTCGTGGAGCTGCTCGCCGAAAAGGTCGGATTGACCGTCAAGGAACGCAAGGAAATCGAAAGCTTTCACGGAGGGCCAATTTGATGGCAAAAGCCACCGCAGTAACGAAAAGCGATAAAGACTGGGAAGCCGAAGGCGACGCGCACACGCTGGCCCGGGCGAAGGAAATCATGGCCGACGAGAAGCGCCTGAAGAACGCGATCGCCGCGGCCAAAAGACTCGCCGACGAGCTGGAGGAAGAGCACAAGCACATCAAGGAAGTGGGCGGCGGGGACCTGGCCGGCAAGATGTATCCGAGCATGGATAAAGACAAGGACGGGAAATAATGGCGCGCAAACTCTATCTGCCGTTGGGAGACCGGGTTGAGCTCATGAAGTCGGCTGCCGAGTTCGCCTCGGTGAACCAGATGAAGCCGATCCAGTTCTACCACGCTATGGCTGCGGCTGTTAGCGAGGAGCCGGAACCGGGGGAAGGTGAAAGATGAGCAAGTCATCGGGAAGCTCCGGATCATCGAAGAGCAGCAAATCGAGCATTCACATTAACCCGGCCCACAAGGGGGAGTTTACCGCCAAGGCGAAAGCGGCCGGTAAGTCCGTGCAGGAAGAGGCTGCGGCAGTTTTGAAGCCGGGCAGCAAAGCCAGCGCCAAAACGAAAAAACAGGCCAACTTTGCACGAAATGCTGCAGGGTGGAAGAAAGGCAAGTAGATGCCTGCTCAAGTCGATATCTGCAACCGTGCCCTCTCGGTTATCGGCACCCGAAGCACCATCGCCAGCATGAGCGAATCAACTCCGGAGGCCCAGGCGTGCACGACGCATTTCGAGGCCGTGACGCGGGCAACTCTCCGGCTTGCTCCCTGGAGTTTTGCCAGGGCCGTTTTGCCGGGGGCATTACTCGCCGCAGCTCCAGGCACGCCCGAAAACCCTAACGGGACGGTGCCGCTGCCGCTCGTGCCGATCAGCGCTGCCAACCCGGCCGGAAGTACGCCGGATCAGATCGTGGGCTGGCAATACGAGTACGCGTGGCCGCAGAACTGCATACGGCTCAGGCAAGTCAAATATCCTTTCAACACGTCGCAGGTTAGCGGTTCTGCGCCGCTCTGGCCGGGCGTGGTGCAGGCGCCTCCGTTTCTTTCCGGCTTCATGGGCACGGAAAATCGCGTGCCTTATCAAATCTGCCTCGACGCCGATGCAAGCGGAAATCAGATCAAGGTCATTCTTACAAACATCGAGTACGCGCTGATCGTCTACACGGCCCTGGTCGATAACCCGAACCTCTGGGACGATGAGTTTTCGGAAGCCATGGTATTCCTTCTGGCCTCGCACCTGGTGGGCGCACTGGTCGGCGATAAGCAGATGGACAAGGCGCTCTACGAGAAGGCGGTAAACGCCGCCACAACGGCGCGCGCGGTCGACGCAAACGAGCAGCCCGTAAGCCCCAACCATACGCCGGACTGGATCAAGGTGAGAGGGTACTACCCAGTGCCCGGCGATCTGCCCTACCCGATGGATGACGATATGGGAGACTCCGGAGGCTGGGGCGGCGTCATCTGGTAGAAAGGAATCCAAATGCTGACCACGAACCAGAGCTATACGACCTACCAGGGGAACGGCTCCGCGAATGTTTTTGGTTTTGGCTTTTTAATCCCTTCGGTGGGTCAATTGGTCGTAAGTCTCACGAACAACAACGTGAGCCCTGCGCTGACAACCATCCTGGTTCCGACTCAGTACACCGTCACTGGAATCGGCAGCACGAGCGGAGGCACTGTCACTTATCCGACCTCCGGCGTCCCCTTGCCGTTGGGGTGGTCGATCACGATTCAAAGAGTAGTGCCGTATCAGCAACCAACGAGCCTTACCAACCAGGGGGCCTTTTATCCTCAGGTGGTCGAAGCAGCGCTCGACTTGCTGACTATGCAGACGCAACAACTTGCAGCCCAGATCTCCGGCGCGGTCCCTTCGGTTATCCCTGTTGGAATCAACTGGCAGGGCGTCTGGAACCCGTTGACTTATTACAACCAGGGTGACGGGGTGGCTCTTGGGACGCAGCTCTACGTCGCCTTGGCGCCAAATAATAACGCAGTGCCAACCAGCAACCTTACACTCTGGACAACTATCGCGCAGGGGGCTCCAGGACCGTCGGGCGCGACGGGCGCGACGGGCGCGACGGGCGCTCAGGGAATCCAGGGACCTCCGGGAGGCGTCAACTGGCGCGGCAATTGGAACTCGGGCACCACATACAACCAGGGAGACGGCTGTACTTATTCGGGCACCCTTTATGTGGCCGTCCAAACAACCCTGAACGAACAGCCGCCAAATGCCAGCTATTGGGAGGTGATTTCCGGAGCAACTGGACCTCCGGGGCCTACCGGACCCACAGGTGCAACCGGCGCGACGGGCGCGACGGGCGCGACTGGATCACAGGGGATACAGGGACCTCCAGGGCCGGCGACGTTTCAGACAGTCGGCGGTGGAAACGGATTCATCGGGACCGCCATCGGGCTTAACTATGCGTATGACAACCCTTCGGCGACGCTCCCAATGTTTGTTGCTGTGTGGGCATCTGTTCCTGGCGGCAAAAACGGCACTCTTACCGCCTACATTAACGGAAACCCTGTCGGGCAAGCCCAAAATCCGGGACCGGGCATTTTGAATTTGTCGTTTGTCGTGCCTCCCAATGGGGGCTGGTACGTTGAGGGGGCGAACTTGAGCGGCTGTTGGGCTACCACCACACAGTAAGGCAATCCCATGACCACACTTTTGACGATTGGCGCAAACACTTACACCGGGACGGTGACGATCCCACCCACCACGATCGCCACAGGCTACACCAATTTCCTTGTTGATATTGGATGCGCATCGTGGACCGACCCAACCAGTTCCGCCGAGGTGAGCCTTGAGCTTTCTGACGATGGTGGCAATACGTGGATGCCTTGGTTCTCAGCAATGCTCTATGGAGGGACGCTCAATAGACATGGCCAGCCACTTTCGGACGCGCTCCTGGGAACGACCGCACCGCAAGGCTCGTCGCTCCTGTTCCAAGGGACTGCGGTAATTACCGGTAGTTTGATCACGTCCGGCATCACAGTAGTGGGGTCATAAATGAGCTGGGCCTTAACCTCTACAGGCAATAACGCCGGGTCAACGGGGCAAATTGGTAGCTGTCAACTGAAAGCGGCTGCAACCAATGGGAGCCTGTTGAGTGTCTGGGTGTCTGGGTCCTATGTCGGCTCGTCTACACCGTCGGGGGACGTTTCACTATCAGACGGTCATAATAGCTGGGGAAGCCCCATAGTTTCATACTGGGAGAATTATTACAGCAACCAGTGGACCTATATAGCATGTTTTCAAGTTCAAAACGTTAGTGCCACGCAGCTCACGATCAGCATTAACTATTCAGGCCAGAACGTCTCCATGACAGGGACGGTCATATACATCGATGAGTTTACTGGTATTTCCGGGTCCGGAAGTTTTGTTGATGGGACTCCGAATATTGCCTGGATCAAGGAAATGACCACCGGTTCTCAGACCGTGCTCGGAATTGCGATCACAGAGGCAAGCGGCGACCTTATCAGCACATTCATTTACGATACCGACTATTGGAGCGTGGCTATCAGCGCACTGGCCGCGTCAAGCGGCTGGACAATAGCGCAAAACGGGTTGACTAACCCTGGCGCCGTCTCCGGCACGGCCTATCAGGTGTCGTCAAGCGGGAGCGTCACGCCTTCGTGGAATCCTACATTCACCGGCACTCCCGGGACCTATGGGGATTGGGTCGGAGTCGGAGGGGCCGCATTCAAGCCCACGGGCACCGGATCAGGCCGTATGAACCAGGTTCAAGAAGCCTGTTGGTGGCGTAACCCTTGTCTCATTTAAGGATCACTGAAGATGCCTTACTTATCCGTCCCTGTAGGGACCACGTCGAAGCTGATCGAGTTTCCGATTTACGACTCCAGCAGCTCTGTCGGTGCTCTGAAATCGGGCCTTCTATATAGCAATGTAACGGCGTTCTTCGATCTGTGGGGCGCCTCGGGCTCTGCGAATTCCATAGCCCTGGCGACCATGACGAAAGGCACCTGGGCAGGCGGCGGATTCGTGGCCGTTGATGGGACGAATATGCCGGGCATCTACCAGCTCGGCATTCCGAACGCGGCTCTCACCGGCGCTCAGGGTGTAACCATCATGCTTACCGGGGCAGGCATTGTCCCTGTTATCATTTCAATCGAACTCACAGCCACGAGCAATCAGGACGGCGTTCACGGCGGAATGAGCGCACTTCCGAACGCGGCGGCGGGGGCCTCGGGTGGCGTGCCTACGGTTGACGCAAATAACGGCGTAAAGATTTCAAGCGGGACCGGGGCAAATCAGCTCAGCCTCTCTTCCGGCGCGGTCCTGCTCCAGGCCACACAGCCCGGCGTGACGATTCCCACGGTTACGAACCTGACGAACGCACCGACCAACGGCGATTTCACCGCGGCCATGAAAACGAGCCTGAACAATTCGACTCCGGCGAGCATTACGGGTGCGGTCGGATCTGTCGCGGGGGCGGTGGGCTCAGTTACAGGCGGCGTGACGGTTTCGACCAATAACGACAAAACCGGCTACGCGCTTACCGCGGCTGAGCACACCTTGATTTCCGGGACAGACGTCCCCAACGCGATGAATGCAACTATCCCGGCTTCGCCTACGGCAGGCAGTATCTTTCAGTACATCCAAGCCTTGAAGTGGGGCCTTCTTAACAAGCTGGCCATAACCGATTCGAACGGAAACGCGACCGGCTACAAAGACGATGACGCCACAACGGCGTTCAATATAAGCGGCATGTTTACGGATAACGCAACGACAACCACGAGACTGAGGCCGTTATGATAATCCCTGATTTTGAAAAGCTCTTTGAACCTTACACCGGGCACGGCTGTACCCTGGAAATGACAAGAAAATGGCTTGTGAAGAAAGCTGCTCAACTCGGCATCCCCGAGCAGATAGCAGACCAGGCCATAACGGAAACCATGCTCGAACTCGCAGACGGAAAGACCTTCATGGAAGTGTGTCCTTGCTGCAACCACGAGGGCGAAGTCCACAACGCCATCAATCACTACATGCGTGACAAGATGATTGCCCTCCACGAGCAGGGCACGAAGCTCATGATCGATTTTCTCCAGGAGAGTTTGCGGGCCGCAATGCTCGCGCACATCGCGGCGGAGAACGCGGCATTTACAGCGAAGCACATGAGGCCCGGGAGGTTTAAGCGCCTCTGGGCGCGGCTGTGGGACTCTGAACGATGAGCATAGACACAAGGGCTGTAGCTTCATGGGGAATGTTTCCAGACGCCGTCTTAACGACTAAGGCGCCCTTCGCGGCAACCTGGGGGCTCAAAGGGGCGCTGGCGGCTCCTTCGGTTATCAGCCGGATCAAAGCGATTTATTTAAACGTCTGGGCTATGTGGACCGGGAACCCTAGATCGAGAGGATATTAGTGGCCGTCAATTTCATTCAGCCGACTTTTGCCAGCGGCGAGATCTGCCCGAACCTTTACGCCCGGGTCGATCTGGCGAAGTACCACGCGGCGGCAAAGCTGCTTCGGAATTTTTTTGTGCTGCCACAGGGGGGAGCGGCCAACCGCGCCGGCACGATGTTTGTGGGAAGATGCAAAAATTCGATAGGCAGCCTGTCATCGGAGGCGGCTCATCTCATCCCCTTCCAGTTCAACCTGGTTCAGACCTATATCCTGGAATTCGGCCATCTCTACATGCGCGTTATTATGAACGGCGGGTATGTACTCGAAACCCCCGTGAACAATACCTCCGGTATTCCCATCACCGGGATGACAAACGCCAACCCAGGCGTCATAACGGTCAACTACGCAGCCGCCAATTATCCGACTAGCGCGGCGTACGGACCGTTCAATAACGGCGACCAGGTCTTCATCGCGGGGACCGGCACGGCGCTTGATTCAACTCCGGGCAGGCAGTACCTGGTTGCAAACGCTACCTCAAGCACATTTACTCTGACAGACCTTGACGGAAACGTCATCAACAGTACGAATTACGGGTCGATTACCGGGAGCACTCCAACGGTTGCCCGGGTGTTTACGCTGGTCACTCCTTACCAGGGCACCGACGTCCAGCTCATTAAGTGGACCCAGAGCGCGGATACCCTCACCCTTTGCCATCCGGGCTACCCGCCCCAGGACCTCACCAGGTCGCAGCACTGGATATGGACGTTGAGCGAGATTTCATTCGCGCCCACAATTTCAGCCCCTTCGGGCTTAAGCTTCTCGGCGGATGCTCAGACCCCTACGCCGGTCTGGAACTATGGTTATGCGTCACCGCCGTTGCAAACGATCCCCCAGACGAGTCGCTAGCCTCAGCCCCTGTCTTTGGATCGGGGACGCAGCTCAACTCAAGCACCGGCGCGTATAACACGATTTCGTGGCAGCCTCTTACCGCTGCCGCATATTACCGCGTTTATAAAGCGAATCCCTCTGTGCATGAGTCCATCCAACCGGGAGCCTGGTACGGCTACATAGGCACGACCACGGGGACAAGCTTTGTGGACTGCGAAATAGCGCCCGACTTCACACAGACCCCTCCGCAGGGGACCAACCCTTTCAACGAGGGTCCGATTACTGCTGTGAACGTGGTGACCGGGGGCGCCAACTATGATGCAAACACGACTCTTGTCGTAAATGACACAACGGGAACCGGGGCAGTTCTGCAGCCGACAATTTCAGGGGGAGCAATTACCGCGGTCGCGGTGATAAATGGAGGACAAAATTATTCAGATCCGACCATTGTCGTAGGAAACGTGGGTAATGGTGCGATCGGACATATAAATGTCTCGGGGGGAACAGGCTTCGACCCTTACAGCATCACGGCCACTATGACCAGCGGTGGCCAGGATTACTTCGGGAGGGTCACCGTAAAGCCTGCCGCTGGCTCAGGGTGTACTTTTACACCTGTGATCCAAAATGGAGTGATAACCAGAATTAAAATCACGGGGGTCGGGTCCGGATATGTGGACGGAGCGGCCCTGGTGTTTACTCAGCTCACAGGATCGGGCGCCACCTTCAATGTCGCAGTCTCCCCTCCCGGATCGTCGTCGGGCGGGATAAACCTTGGCACGTCCGGCAATTTTCCGAGCTGTGCCAGTTATTTTCAGCAGCGTAAGGTTTTCGCCGGCTCCTATTCGAACCCGCAAACGATCTGGATGACGCGGCCGGCCGATTTCAAAAACATGGACGTGAGCAACCCTTCCCAGGCCACTGACGCCATAGTTGCCACAATCGCCGCAACTCAGGTAAACGCCATCAAGTGGCTCATCCCCATGAACAACCTCGTGCTGCTAAGCTCCGGCGGCGCGTGGCTCATGATCGGGGGACCGACCATCACGAGTCCTACGGCGGTTACTCCTTCCAATACCGTCGTCATTCCGCAAAACTATATCGGATGTGCGGACCTCATACCGCTGGTGATAAACTACGACATCCTCTACGTTCAGGCCAAGGGCTCCATCGTTCGGGACCTCGCATATAACTTCTGGGTGAACGTCTATACCGGAAACGACATTTCCGTCCTCTCGAGCCATCTTTTCTTCGGGCATAACCTGGAAAGATGGTGTTACGCCGAGCAGCCTTTCTATCAAGTCTGGGCCGTACGGGATGATGGGATTCTCTTGTCTCTCACCTACTTAAAAGAGCAGGACGTCAATGCCTGGGCTCACCATGACTCTTTCGGCAATTCCGGGACCGACAAGTTTCTGAGCGTGGCCTCGATCCCCGAGCAGCAGATCCCCGGGCTGAACGTTGATTCGGTTTACTTCGTTTTGCAGCGGACGATTCCGGGGATAAACGGCGGCCAGCCCGTCCAGTACGTCGAGCGCATGAACTGCAGAAACTTTTTAACGAACGGCGCTTCTGACGCGACGAAGGCTTGGTTTGTGGACTGCGGGCTTCAATATAACGGGAACCCGGTAAGCGCGGGGGGAAACGGGGGCGGGGCGGTGGCGACGGTGAGCGGGCTCGACCATTTGAACGGGGCAACCGTGTCGATCCTTGCGGACGGGAGCGTTTCGCCTCAGCAGGTGGTGCAGGCCGGCTCGATCACGCTTCCTTTCCCGGCGACCACGATCACCGTGGGACTGCCCTATGTCTCGCAGCTCCAGACCCTTTGCATGGAGCCCGAAGGCATGGCCATGCAGGTGCAGGATTACAGGAAGAAGATTTCGGCGGTAGCCGTTCGGGTGGCTGACACAAGGGGCCTTAAAGTGGGGCCCAACTTCGGGGACCTCACCGAAATAAAGGAAAGATCGGCCCTGGTGAGCATGGGGAGCGCAATCCCATTATTCACGGGAGACGAGCGCGTGGTGATAGACAATCAATACCTGGTCGATGACGACGTTTGTATCGAGCAGGATAATCCGCTTCCCTGTACCATTTTGGGGGTCATCCCGGAGGTGAGCATCGGAGATTCGCCGGGGTAAACAACCTCACCGCAGAGAACGCAGAGTACGCAGAGTACGCAGAGGGAAAGCAAAGTGGGAAAATGCATTCAAAATTCCCTTATGAACTTGCGCGAACGTTCGGCTCCGAACCAGCTTTTTATCTTCGATGTGGGAATTCTATCTTTTCCCTCCGCGCCTCCGCGTCTCCGCGTGAAAGGTTTTTATGGCTAAAATAATCGTTCCCGCCCACAGGGATCACGTTCCCTGGCTGGCGGAAAATATGGCCAAAGCCGATGTCGAAGAAGTCGCGGCAGCGGTCGGCATGGGACCGTATCGGGCGCTCGAAGACAGTCTCGACAGATCCGCCATCGCGTGGACGGGGCTTGTGGATGAGCGGCCTGTTTGTATGTTCGGCGTCTCTCCGATTGACATCCTCGGCGGAGTCGGGTCTCCCTGGCTTCTGGGAACCGGCGAGATCCGCAAACACGCCAAAACCTTCCTGAAGCTGAATAGAGTTTATGTGCCGAAGATGCTGGAACTTTTCCCACATCTCATGAACTACGTTGATGCGCGCCACGAGGTGGCTATCCGGTGGTTGAAATGGCTCGGGTTCCGGTTTGATCCGGAACCGGTTCCATACGGAATGTGGGAGATGGACTTTTACAGGTTTTGGATGGAAAGGAAATAATAATGGGTCCAGCAGCAGTTGTCCCTTTGATGGTCGCCAGTATTGTCACCAGTGTCGCCGGCGCCGGCATGAGCGCGTACTCGCAAATGCAATCGGCCAACTACAATGCCCAGGTCGCAAAAAACAACCAGACCATCGCGAACCAGAACGCGAGCATTGCGCTTCAGCAGGGACAACAGCAGGAAGAAAATAAGCGCATCCAAACGGGCGAAATGCTCGGAGCGATAGAGTCAGGAGAAGCTGCAAGCGGGGTGAACCCGAACACGGGATCGGCTCTAAATGTTCGAGCTTCGGCAGCGGAGACAGGTGAGCTGGACGCCCGGACGATACGCTACAACTCAAACCTCCAGGCGCGAAATCTAGCCTACCAGGGCGCGATGTTCGGCTCACAGGCTCAGCTCGACCAGGCACAGGGCGAATGGGGAGTGGCAAGCTCGATACTCGGCGGGGCATCCTCGGTATCCGACAAGTGGTTGAAGTATCAGATGTCGGGAGTACCGGGATCTGGCAATAGCGGCGGCGGGGGCGGTGATTTCTCCAACAGTTTCAACACAAACGCCGGCAACCTTGGCATGTGGGGGACACTCTAATGCAAGTCCCAACAGATTTCTTGCAAGATGTCATGCCGCAAGGCTTGCAAGGCTATAACTCAATCGACCGGGCAACGCCTGAGAATTTCGGCGGGCAGGTGGGGCAGTCGCTCGACCAGGCCGGGAATATGCTTCAGCAAAACGCCCTTCAGCGGCAGCAACTCGCTAACGAAACCAACGTGAACGATGTTTACGTAAATCAGTTCTCGCCGGCAGCGCGCGACATCTACCAGAATTATATGAAGCTCGAAGGCAAGGACGCCGAAGCCCGCTTTCCCGAATTCCAGCAGCAGATGAACGACCTCCGAACGCAGGTCCGCGCCGGCCTCCCGAACACGATGCAGCAAAAGGCCTTCGACGAAGCGAGCACGCGCCGGGTTGAAATGGACCTCGACGGGATGGCTAGATACGCCGCTGCCCAAACCAGGGCGTGGGAGTGGAATACCCACACGGCGGTTATGGCCGACCTTACCAACGAGGCCGAGGCGAACTGGAATAATCCGCAGCGCCTTCAAAACGTACGCGACCGGATAGACGACGAGACTGCCGATTACGGCTTGAAGCATGGCTGGAGTTCGGAAGTTTTCAGGTATCAGTTGGGCGAAAATAACGACAAGCTCTGGAGCGCCGTCATAAAGCGTCAGGCGCTCTCCGGCGATTTCACCGGGGCGATGAAGACCTACCGGGATCAGGTATCGGCAGGCCGCATTTCGGGAAGCGCCCAGGGCGATCTCGAAAAATTCTTTAAACCCATCCAGGACCTGCAGTCAGCTCAAAACGCTTATAGCAAAGTCACGGGCGGCGCAACGGCGCAGCAGATAGCGGGCGAAGCGCAGCGCCAGGGAGTCGATCCCAGCACGGCGCTAACCATCTGGAGCGCTGAAGGCGGAGTGACAAATCCGGCCACGAAGAATCCTAATTCATCGGCCACGGGGATCTTCCAGCACCTTGATAGTACTTGGGCGGATCAAGGCGGCACGGATCAGGACCGGCTTAATCTCGACCGTCAGGTTCAATTCGGAGTAGCTCTCATAAAGCAAAACACTGACGCTCTTGCCAAAGACCTTGGCCGCCAGCCTCAGCCGTGGGAAGTCTACCTTGCACACCAGCAGGGGATCGAAGGGGCGGCGGCTCTTCTTCACGCCGATCCGAATGCAGGCGCGGCGGACGTTCTCGGCGGCAGCACCGACAAGCTCACATTAAACGGAATCCCGGCAGACGCCACGGCGGGGCAGGCGCTGGGGTATATTAAAAACTATGTCGACAGGCACGCGCAGATGTATGAGCCAAACGGTGTACCTACCGCCCAGAATATCGCCCAAAATTATGAGCAGCACATTGCGCAGTTAGCTGAGCAGGCACGGATTGATAATCCAGGAGACCCGACGGCGCAGGGGCGGTATCAGAAGAATTACGCTCAACAGGCGGCCCAGCAGCTCCATTCTCAACAGATGACCGATCAAGCCAACCGGCGCGTTCTGGATAATTCGCTTACCGGCCCAAACCCGGTTATGTCCTGGAAGGATTTCATGGCCGATCCGGCCCGGGTCGATGCCTACCAGGCCATTTTCAAAAACGACAAGT